TTTAAAATCGAACCGTTCCAACACCGCCTCGTCTGCCTAAACGGAATGATTATTCCAGAAGCCGGGATACGAAAAGCCCACCTGGGCAGTCGCATCGGAGAAGGCACCGATATCAACTTCCGTAACGAAACCCTTGAGGCAGATAACAAGGCCTTCATGATGAAGGTCGAGGATGCAACCCGTCAGGCTACGGACGAGACCCGCTTCACGTACATCGTAAACCAGCTCAAGGAATCAACTGAACGAACCATCGATGTCTCTCCGGTGGAGCAGGTAAAGATCCTTACAAAGAAACAAGGTCTTACCGAAGAGGAAAACAACACCATCCTCATGTTTCTGCACAAATCAGATGGAAACACCCACTGGGATGTTGCAAACGCCGTCACATCGGCCGCTGGTGTTGCTAATAACTACCAAAGTGCAACCGCCCTCGAAACACTGGGCGGACAAATCGCAACCACACCTCAACTACTGGCTGCATAGGAGATTTAACATGGGATTAGATAACTACTTTCGCACTTACGTTGGGCCTGGTGAAACGGCTCCAACAGTGACCATCGACCCACCCGCAAGCCTATGCGGGGGGCTGTTTTCTAGCGCAAAAAACAGCTCGTCCTTCAGAGGCAAAGCCTACGACAATTTCGTCCAAGAGACGACGGGCAAGTCGCTCTACGAGGACTGCATCTCCTCTCGAACCGTGGTCGAGATGGCAGACGACATAGCCGCATGGATTAAGGAACACCCTAACAAGGACTTCCATGACAATAAGTACGATGAGGATATTGAGCATGCCGAAATTATAGACCTCGAGCGTGTCTTCCGTGTCTACGGCGACGCGGACTTCGACCTACTCAGCTGGTGGTAACCATGACACAACAATTATCTTTACATCAGCTCACAGAAATGAGGCCCATTCATCTCCAGAATAAGTCCCGGCGCCTTTTCAGAACCAATGTTCATGTATGGTGTATACCTGCTTTCTTTCATCTCAAGCCATGCGCCTTCGCTGAACTTGGGTCTACGCAGTGAATAAACCTGGTCAAATGCTAACAACATCCCCTCTCCACCTCTGGTGTTGTCCTCCTGATTAAGTTGTGCAGCAACGACTGCCCAAATGTTCAGATCCTTCACTAACGATACGACTGCATTCGATACATTTTCAAGATGCTCAACACGGTCTCCAGAGCCACGCACCAGCTGTAAGTAGTCCAGAAAGAACCCACGTATCCCGTGGTTTTTTACTGCCCTCTCTACGGCCTCTGTAAGCTCAGCAATCGAGAGTCCAGGGACGTTTGCATAGTAAATATTGTCAGCCGCAGTCGCCTGATACATCAGGACTTCATCGGACAGGTTATCCTCGTTATCCGACAGGAAATCTAATGAGTTTCGTTTCAGCGCACGGCCCAAGTGCCGTTGCTCCAGCTCAAAGTCAGACATCTCACAGGCTAACCAGAGGTGAGGCACACCAGCCTCATTCAAATTATAACTGATTGATCCCATGAGGATCGTCTTACCAATTTTCTTACGTGCCTGTAGGCCATACGCCTTCGAGGCATAGAGACCACCACCCATAGCCTTGTCCAATTTAGGCAAACCCGTCGAGATACTTTCGCCTCGATGGTCAAGACCAGAGACAACTCTGTCGATAGCCGCACGACGGCTGTTGAAATGAACTTCACGCATGACGCTAGAGCGTCTGCGGACTTAGAGAACCAGTGACTTTTTCTTCCTGCAAAAAGTCATCTGTCCATCGTTCACCGTTCAGCCAAGTGGCTGCATGAGGCACAAATTTTCTATCACGAGAAGGACGCAAATCAATATGATTTCGATAACGCTGTGTCATCTCTTTCAAAAACCGCTCCGGATCGGCCTCTGTTTTCTTGAGAGAACCAACAGCCTTGCCCCAGGCTTTTTTGGCAGCACCCTTACCTTCCTTGCGGGGGTACAGCACCCAAAATTCCTCGAACTGAGCATCGTCAATTTTCGTAATGCCAATCTTCGGTTTCACAGGAGTCTTGGTTGCCAGGTGTGCCCCTTGCTTGGACGGCTCGTAGGCAACCGCCGTTGCATCAGCCAACGAAACCAACCGTCCCTCTCTGTCGATATAGCCAGCGTTCAAAAGCTCCTGTCTATAACGGTTAATCATGCGTGGACTAAACATCGAAACATCCGACAACGCTTTGCTGCTCATGTCCCACAGATAATCCCAACTGCCATGCGCGGACAGTGCAGCCAATACACGGATCGCACCGTCCGTTACGTTGGGATCAAGAACCGCAGATGTCGGAAGGATGCTCACCACGTATCGTGTCGGCAGGTATTTTCGTTCCGTTCCGTCGGAAGTACTCGAGTAGGAGGAAGGCGTCTGCCTCATTGTCGTCGTCTGTGTCGAATCCATATTCCCTCGCTGCGTCCATCATCATTTTTTTGTCGGCGTTACCCTTACCAGTCGCAAACTTTTTCAACGCTGAAACATTGGCTTCAACCACGGCTGCAATGTCGTCCTGTTGATGACAAACAGCCGCTAGTCCAGCCAGAAATTCAGAACCTTTACGAAATCCATAGGCACGCTCGAAGACAAGAACCTCGATGTCGTGCTCCTCAATTATCTGACGCAACCAGCGGGAGAAAAAACGAAAGGCTGCACCGGGAGAGGAGGACCTGGGAGCACGTAAATCCAACGTACCAACGGTTAACCCTTGCGAGGAGTCAAAGGCAAAACCTGTACGTGTTGCTGGATCAACAGCTAATACCCTCATTTCTCCCCCGCTGATTACCCACTAAATATAGTGGGTTGCATCATGCTTGACTACTACATATTGTGTTATACCCAAAAAAAGGAGAAAACTGTGACATCGAAGACACAGCCAGAAAAATCCCCGTGGCAAACATTAAGCACTATTACAATCAACGAAGAGCACATTAAGAAAAAAGGCAAGTTTAGGTACATCTCATGGGCATGGGCGTGGGAATACGTCAAGGACCTGTACCCCGATACCACCTACAACAAGCACATTTTCAAGATCGGTGAACGGACCCTGCCCTACATGCAGGATGACGCTGGATACGCCTACGTCATGGTCACAGTAGAAATCGGAGACCTTAAGAAAACCGAGGTCTATCCAGTCACAGATCACTTCAATAAATCAGTCAAGAATCCTAACTCGTTTGATGTCAATACGGCCCTTCAGCGTTGTTTGACCAAAGCCTTAGCCATGCACGGATTCGGACATTACATTTACGCCGGAGAAGACCTGCCTCCCGAGCTGGATAAACCTCAAAGCGCAGAGCAAACCAAGGCAGAAAAAACACGTAAGCCTGTCGAGGTAAAAACAAACATCGAACCTGACTTAGATGTTTGGTTTGAAACATTCAAAAAATCAGTCGAGAAGTGCGAAACCGAAAAGGACCGTCTGGTTCTCGTTGATTCTGCTGGAAAAATTAAAAAAGACCTCACTGAAGAAATGTCTGAGGAAGTCAGAAAAATTCTACATGAACGTAAAAATCAACTCGCAGCATAGGAGGAACGCAATGTTAAACAACTGCACATTCACAGGAAACGTCGGCAAAGACCTATCGTACAGCGAATTCACCAGCAAAAGCGGCGAACTTGTCGAAGTCGGTGAATTCTCCGTCGCGGTGAATTCCAAAAAGAACAATGAAGACCAGACCATGTGGATCACATGCCACGTCTATGGCGGTTTGCTAAAAACCAAATGGATGAATCACATCAAAAAAGGCAATCGTATAGCCGTTAACGGCCCTATCACGGTTGAATCATACCTCAATAAAACTGATTCAACGCCAACGCATTCAATCAAATTACGGGTGAACAGCCTCGATCCACTCACAGAAAAAAGAGACACCAATTCACCTGATAACTCACCACCTTTTGAGTAAAAATTATGGAACAAGCATTTCAGTTAAACAAAGCTGCTTTCACACACTGGCTTCAGAGCAAGGGACTATCCGAACCCATCGGTCATGGCGACGATCCCGATTGTTGTCCCATTGCCAATTTTATAACGGATGTCTTCGACCAGCCGTCGGCGTGGGTTGCCTTAGAGCAATTCGGTATTGGAAACCAGGATAAAGAACCAACACCACCATGGGCACAAAAGTTTATCTGCCACATCAAAAGCTACTGTGGCCAGCGTGGTGAGGTTTATGTGGATGACTGTCTTAAAGTTTTAAAGGAAAATTGTAGTGAAATTCAGCACTGTTGCGCTCGAGCTGCGTGAATTAGGCTGGTCAACAATACCAGTCGTACCAAATCAAAAGCGTCCGATCATAAAGTCGTGGTCGGACTACTGTGAACGATTGCCCATGGAGCATGAGCTTATGTTCTGGTCAATCAAATACCCTGACCATTCGGTAGGCTTTGCCTGTGGAGGCGCATCACAGATCTGGGCACTCGATATCGATGCTGACAGGGCTGAGGATGCGTCACGTATCGAACAAATTACCGATCATTTTATCGGCTCCACACCACTTGTTCGTATCGGCAAAAAGCCCCGTTCACTTCGCGTTTACCGTTCTCTTGAACCTGTAAAATCGACTAAGGGAGAGCTGCTGGATGTCCTGGGGGCGGGGCGACAGTTCGTAGGGCTTGGCACTCACCAGAAAACTGGCCAGCCATATCAGTGGCTCGACGAATCTCCTCTCAATTACGAGGCGTCAGCTCTCCCAACAACAACAAATGAAGCCCTTACAGCGTTGCTGAGTGCCCTCAAAGAAGAATTCGGTACTGCACATCATTTGACAGGTAAATCCTCTCAGCAAGGCTCTGTGTTGTCATATGACATAAATCACCTTCAAACAGCCCGTAAAGGTAAATCCAGTGCTCAGCGTTTCAAAGTTCTTGCAACACAACTACGAGAGGCTGTGCCGGGAGAACTTCACACCCGAATGGTGAGTGTTGTCGCATCACTGCACCGTCTCAAAATGCGCCGCAATAACATTCATCAATTCTTTAATCACCACTTTGCAGCACCCCGTACTGGTGAATACGCCGAGGTATGGGAACAAATTGACCAAGCAATTACAGGAGCAGAAAAAAATTATGGACCCCAAAGACATTGATTTCAAAAACGCTACCGAACAATTTTTGACAACCGTGCCAAGTGAGTTGCTACCCGAGATTACAAATCACGCAGCCTCTAAAGGGCAATCAATTACTGAGTTTATAGATCAGCTTGTTGTCTACGGATTTGTCGCTTGGAAAGACGACAATGCCTGTAAAGCGGCTCATGAGAACTTTAATGGGGAGAACACCATTGCACATGCAGCATAACAAAATTGGTGGAACCGCCGCTAATATCATCTATCACGAGCACCTGTATGAATCCAATTTGTTAACCCTTTGGCAGGAACTTACCGGAGTAAAACCACCCGTAGATCTATCGGATAATATTCCAGTACAAATTGGTCTTGCCACTGAAAATTTTAATCGTAAGCACTTTTCAGAAATTACGGGTTTTGAAGTCAGAACACCAAATGAGGTAATGGTATCGAAAGATAGACCTTATTGTGTGGGGCAGCTTGACGGTATCGTTATTGATGAAACAGGTGACGCACTATTCGAGGCGAAACATACAGGCACCTATGACTTTGGCAGCAAATCCACCAAGACTGTTGAGCATTTAAAATATCTCTATAGACCGCAGCTTCAGCATTATATGTATGTCGCTGAGTTACCCCGTGCATATTTAAGTGTGTTATTCGGCAATAGCCGTTACGACTATCTGATGATCGAGCGTGATGATGTGTTCATTGCAGCTCTCATGAAAAAGATCGACACCTTCTGGCATTTAGTCGAAGCAAATATTCCCCCAAAACTTAATGGTAAATCGTCTGTTGTTGTCGAGATAGATCCCGGCAAAACCGAAGTCATTGATAGCAGTCACTCCTCTTCTAACGAATGGGCGTCAGCCGCAGCAGCATTTCTTGAATGTCAGGAAGCAGCTGGCAAGTTCGACGTATCTAAAAAGACCCTCAAAGACCTTGCTCCAAAAGATGCACACCGCACCGAGGGTTACGGTGTCAGCGTAGTAAACAGTGGTAAGCGGAGAAATGTGTATGCCTTGTGAAGACACCTTGGAAAAACGGGCAATTCTGTATTGGTCAGCATCAATGACATGGCGAAGGAACATCCTGCCCACTAAGGAGGAAAAGCTCCTCTTCGATGTTCTTAGTTATTTTGATTGGACGGACAAACCACGGTGGCAGCACCGCCTGGACGAGTTAAAAATGGAGATGGGACATTATGGACCACCAGCAGCATGACCGAAAAACACCCTTTGTATTCGAGGGGGTAGGCCGTACTTCGCGTGTTCAAAAAATTCTACGCAAGTGCATTGGCCGCTGGTGCAACCGATCAGATTTTTGGGCTGAATCGAAATACTCGCGGATGTGCCCGAAATGTTTAATTCAAGCCAATAAATTAAGGAGTAGTTTAGGATGAGTCAGCAGGAAATCACACCGGAATTTTGCTCTGTCAGCGATGTCGCAAAACGATTATGGGCTGACAGCACCGTTGGCAAATTTCGCGTTTACAAACTGATTGAAAGCGGCGAGTTGGTCGCCACCCGTGTGAACAACAGAGGCCGCTGGTGGGTCTACACACCGTCAATCGACAAGTACATCCAGCGTATTAACGAGGCTGCACCAACGCCTCCTGTAAACAACGCTCAAAACATCTATACCCTCTGGCCACAATCACGATACCAAGATACTTAGATCGCCAAGCACTGACGTAGCCTGTCGTGCAGCGGCGTTACGTTTTGGCGACTGAATCCAGTGTTTATAATGTCGCCTGGTAATTTGTTCCGAACTATGGCCCATGAGTTCAGTGATGTGCGCGATATCAGCACCATCGGCAAACAGCAAACTACAAAAGAAATGCCGAAAGTCATAAAAATTAAACAACGGTGTCTTCGCAAATTTTGCAGCCTTGACTAACGCACAAGGTGGTTTAAAAATTGTACCGTCAGTACGCACCTTCCCGTTATGCGTTCCGATTCGTAGCTGCTGAATTTCCTCGTCTGTTTCGGAACCCGTCAGGCGAATAACGCGAAAATGCTTTTTACTAGTATCCAGCAACAACCAATCATTTCGCAAAAACTGTGCCCGTCGCCAGTCCTCCAGCAATGGCGCATGATTGTCACTCCCGAACATCTCCTCAAAATCCTGTACGCCGTTTTTCAGCTTATGCTCCATCAGCGTTTTGCGAAGCTCCGGCCTGATGCCCACCTCTCGGGCCTCTCCATTTTTCGGCGGCCCTATTTCACGCTTGCCTCTTTGGGAGGAAACCCAGGTGCGGTCTATCATAATTTCTGCAAGGCCGATTTGTGATGGGGTCAGGGCCATCAGTTCGCTGGGACGCATCCCCGTTTCCATACAAGTTACTATAGGCAAAACCGCCTCTGGATTTACCCGATGAATCGCATTGATGTAGCTGTTAAAGTTTTGTTTCAAAAAGTCATATTTGTTAATTTCTAGAGGCTGCGACTCCCTGCGATCCGCATACGGATCAATCATCGCTGTGCTTTTCGCTTTGGCTCCTGCCTCCGGCATGCTTAAGTCCGCTGCCGGATCAAACCCGATCCAACGTGCCCTGGCAGCGTGTCGCAACACATTTTTAATATGACCTAAAATTTGTGTGCAATACGTAACTGACAGATTTTTTCCACTTATTTGCGGCAGCAAGTCAGTCACCAGCAGATGATAGGAAATTCCACTTAGTTGCACATCACTAATCTGCACACCACGCAGTGTCAGTGTCTTGACATGATTGTCGATGGTTTGTCGAATTTCGTGGTAATGTCGTGGTGATCCCCTCTTCGCGGATTCCCGCTGTATGAGTTCCGCATCGTACAATTTAAGCGCATCGCCAAACGTTTTGGCTGCATTATCCACCTTGCCACCAAGGGAGATTTCATCGCCCTTGCGTTTGATGAATGCGTTTGCCTGATGCCTAGTAGTAAACCGTTGTCCCTGCTCATCAGTGTAAAAGAAACGGCGAGGCACTAAGCCCCGTCGATATTCCTTACTTGCGTCAATTATAAGTTGCTCTTTTCGACCAGTCCTTTTGACAACCGAAATACGCATATTCTGGCCCTCCCTCAGTCCAAAATGTACGCAGAATGTACGCAGAATGCAAATAGCACAAAAAAAAGAGCCACCCGAAGATGGCTCGTATTTCAATTTATCGTTATTTATCAATGACTTCCGAGTGGGGCGAGTGATGGGATTTGAACCCACGGCCTCCTGAGTCACAGACGCAAAAAACTAAATTCAGACAATAACAGACACGCATAAATTGCTATTAAATTGGCAGTTTTAAACGGATTCAACGGTGCTGTCTGTTGTGTCTGTTATTCCCAGTTATTGTCGGAAATGTACGCAGAATGTAGGCAGCATGGAGATATGACCATGAGCGGATACTACGATGACTTCGGCATGAGCCGAGGTAACGGCTATGACCACGACGCTGGCATGAGTGTCAACGCACTCAACGCCTACGATAGAGGGATTAAGCCTCTATCCAAGATCACACTTGAAGACCTCCGACTAGCTGGGTGGACCGAGAGTAAATCCCTCGCCAAGTACCTCGCTAAGAGTGGCTTTTGGGATAGCTGCGAGTGGCACCACAGCGGCGGCCGCTGGTTCAATAAGGTAGATTTCTTTGACCCTATCCAGCTGGTCGAAGAATGGAAGGAACTTAACGACGACGAACGGGAAGCTCACCGTTTAAACAGCAAGCCTACCGAGGAGGTAATTGAGGATCGCAAGGTCAAAGGACGCTATACCATATGGGGTGGCAGTCGGAGGCGTCCTAAAAAACTAGGAGATCAGGAGTTTACGGGAGTTCTCAGGAATGGTTGGATAATCATGGACGGGAGCAGCCGAAAGAAAAAAGCATTGGGACACCACATTAGCTGGAGCTTTACCGATGAAGATAGTTAAGGCTAACCAGGAATTTCATGCGCTATCACAAGATGACGTGATGGACGCGCTTGATGACACCAACCCTGACAATCCTATTGCGGTTGAAGTATCACGCCTGATGCAAGGTTATCTGTCGAACTTTACTGAGCATGTCGAGAAGATCGGACACATACCGCCATCCATATTGAGATCGACGGGTAGTTGTCCGATTGAATCGGTGGCCATGCAGCTTACGTCTGATGCAATTCGAGATACACTGGAGGGAGACAAATGAATGAAATTGAAACGCTATTAACTGATTGTAAAGACTCATTTCAACATCTCCTTGATAAAGATTTAATTAATTCTGAGGAGTCCAGTGCTAAAGAATTAATTATTGAAATCAATCAATACCTAAGAAGGTTGCAAGACCTAAACCAGATGCAATCGAATAACATCGAATCGCTGCAAGAACTTGCAGACATACTTACCATCATTGAAGAAGGCCAACAATTTGCGGAACACGGCACAAGTTCACACGAAACGATGCTTCGTGTATTCGGGTTGGATAGAGAGCATGACCTTCCAGTATTTGGAGGACCGGAACCGAAAGACCTTATCGATCATTATCAAGTCTGGAGTTGGGATAAGGATAATGTGTTGTTGTGTACGTCCTATGATTTATTACCTAATGGAAATCGGTGGCACATCAAGAGCCGTGAGGAACTGGAAGCTGAACTTGCTGAACTGGAGGAAGACAAATGACATCATACTCTCTAGCTGAGTGGATCATCGAGCACGATCAACTAATGGATCTTTATGATAATGCACGTTCGAGGCCCCAAGCTGCGGCGGAATCAGAGCGTATTACCCGATCTATCTCTCGTGCAAAGCTGAACTACGGTGACGAGGAAGTGGCGGCTGCGCTTGCTGGACTTATTGTTTCTCGAATGGATAGGGTGGTTAGCTAGGTAAGGGAAAGGGACACAAATGAAAACGATTAAAGAACAACAAAGGGAAGCAGTTGCGAAAATGGAACCAGTTTGGGGTCCTGAAGAATATTTCAAGGCACATGAAATTGGCCTAGATGCGCTTGACCGTATTTCTAAAGCAAACATCAAAACAGTTGCGGGGCTGGGCGCTTTATTGAGTGTCGTGATGCATGCGACTTACGCGATGGCGCCTGATGAGGAACTTGCAGAGAAATTAATTGGATATTCCAAACACATGGCCGAAGAAAAATGGGCTGAAGAAAAAGAAATTAGTTAATAACCACCTCACCGTCGCAGCAGTCGCGGATAACGCGTTGACATTTTCCGCATTGCTCATGACCACCGACGCGGATTGCCCTGGTTTCTGATCCACACCACGGACAGTTCTCAAAAAACTTTACATATCTATTAACGCTTGGTTGATAACTCATTTGGATACCTTCTTGTATTTTTCAAAAGAGCGGAGTGATCCCAATCCCAAAATTCCAAGCAAAACGGGCATCATTTCGCCCAGCTCAACACGCGGCAGCTCAATAAGATAGCCAGCCTGGGCAAGAACAAACACCAAAATTGGCTGGAGGACATACGCATAAGCCATGCTAAATCCGCATGACCAGCCGATAAAAGGACGCCATCCACTTGTCCACAATGATTTTGACCCTGCCTCGATCTTATTAACTTCAATTTGAGCAAGCTGGCCTTTAGTCTCTGCTTCAACGAGCAAATGCTCTAGATCCCGAAGAGCTTTGGCCTTTGCATTTTTATCAGGAATTACTCGATCAAGGACCGTTTCCGCGATAGGCAGGATCGATCCAATTAAAGTGTCAATCATCAGTAACTCCATATAGTTGGACGGACCATCCCGTCGTCCGTAGTCAACACATCCAAGTGAATAAAACGATTATGAAGGGCACCCTTCTGCTGAATGCCTATTCCCTTGAACCCGAGCGGCAAGGCCACAGCCAGCAGACTGTAAGCATCACGACCATGACACAGAATATCGACTGCTTTCCCTGTGGTGTGAGGACCGTCTGTACCCGTCGAGGAGACCTTCGCGTTGTGCTCTGGACTCCGGTATCCGGAGGAGATTCTAAGGGGCCTGTCGAGGGCTGTGCGAAGCTCCTGAAGCATGTCGAGAAACGGCTCTGAGACAAACAATTTTCCAGTGCCACGACACGCGATTTCCTCTGGCGAAAAGTTTTCCCAACGCCAGTTTTCTGCATAGCTAAAATGAGATGCAGAACAAAAGCTCATTCGGTTTCCTTTAGGTCTCCAGCAAGTGCCATATACCCTGCTCCGTCGATGAAATCATCCACATTGAAGGCACCGTTCTTGGCTCTGGCGATTTTAAGCAGGGCCATACAAAGTGCCACCTGCATTGGCGTCACCTTTATCCCCAATAATGGGGACCACAGTGCCGCTATCGTTTGAAAGTTTGCCTTCCTGTCGCCATGCTGATCGTTGCGCGTCCCTGATATCAGCGAACCCGCTCTCATTAAAATCTGCTCTGCTTTCATCGTTCCATTCCAAAAACATTATTGGCTTTTTCATCTCTCGTGATCGGTTGATCTCGTGATCGACCCCGATACTCTCTGACCATCCCACCATCTTGACGACAATCAGACCCATCGCTGCTTCAAGGAATGGGCGGTCTTGCTGTTCCCAGAAGAAGCCATCGTCTTGTAGTCGTGAATCGGTCAGGCACAGGGCGTGGGAGTGGGCGATTGGGGAGAAAACAGTGAAGCCCCGCTTCGTCAGCTCCAGTGCTGCCATCCCAACCTCACGGGCAGCTGCTTCCTTCCCATAATCATACAGACTGTAGGGTGAGGCGATGTACCAATATTCAGCCATAGGTTTTCTCCAGCTCCCGCATTGAAATGAATCTGTGGGAATTAATCAGCCCGTCCGACAGTGCTAAATCGTAGACGCCGTATGTCCAGCCGCTTTGTGAGTTGAGTGCGTAGGCCTCGACATGACCATCTGGCAGTGCTGACCCGACATCGAGGACATCAACCCGCTGGTTGTTTCCCACCTTGGCCACACTTAAAGGCCCCCTGCCCTTGTGCGTATGTCCCCAAACACATGAATGCTTTGCATTGCTGGCAATCTGCCGTTCAGGGTTCTGTCCCCCGAAAGGCTTGCCCATGATATTCCATGGAATGTGTGTGAAACCGACCCCGGCAAGGTAATCCCATTCGCCATAATGGCGGTATTTGAACCCGGCTTGGCTAAACAGCTGACATAGGCGCGAGTATACGAGGCCTTCGACTTCGGGATTCTGGTTCTCCCACTGGCGAATACGGTTTTCGTGATTGCCGAATGTAATGGCGAGGTTAGGTTCGTAAGATTTACTAAAGCCGCTTTTGAACGCAAGAAGGCTTGCTTCCAATGACCGCATATCCTGTTCAAAACTAGGCTTATCCCTGCCAAGAATTGTGGCCCTTGATTCGTATTGGCTTCCACTGTCAAACGTGGCCCAGTCACCCACGCTTTTGATAAATGGGATTTTATTTTTAGAGGCGTACCGTGAGATCCATTTGAACCTCGCTTTGTCTGTGAGTTCAGGCGAATCATGCGCATCTCCAATAACAAGAACGCGTACCTCTGGCTCAGTGTTTACGGCCATTAATGAGATCTCTCAGGGAGTCTGCCCTGGCCCATATGGTTGATCGATGCTCTTTAAATTCGTCTTTTAATTCATCAAGCTCATCGCTGAGTTCATGCCGAAGTTTTGTATTCATTTTCACAGCGCCCTCAAGGCGCACCAGCCACACGATAATGCCGACAAATGCTGCCCCGACAGGCCATAATCGTGACATAATCATTATTCCTTCGGCGTCCATCAGCTGTCTTCTCCATGTGGGGTTTTCCAGGGCGTATCACCCCGTACATCGCTTAACCCAAATCCGCTAAAAACGACGCAGGTGATGGTGCTGTCTGATCGTCTGATGATGACGGTAAACTGTTTGTTGTTACCCTCGCGGTTATCCACGAAAATCTCCATCATTAACGAGCCGTCATTATTTAGACCGCGGTACGTCACGCGTTGCTCATGGCGGTTTATTGCATTTTTAATTATGCCGTATTCCGCACATTGGGACGGAGCTGGTTGGGCTGATGCTGCATTGCCAAACACCCTCCAAAAAACGAACAGTGAAAGTGCAAGCATGGCGAGAAAGAAACGCATTGTTACTTCGGATGTGTGTTTTTCACTGCGAGAAGCGTCGCTGCCATGTCGTCAGAAAACGCGCCTTGTTTGTACAGGTCGTCCAACTGATCTCCGATATCGGGGTAGTTGCGCCGTCTCATTTCGTCATAGGGATGTGCAGTATTTGACCCGTCGATAATGGCTATTTTAGCTTCCACGGCAGCATCACCAGTGTCTTG